GGGATGGACAGACCCAAAACAGAGTTGGCTTATAGAGTACCTGCTTCAAAGCTTACTAGAAGAAAACTTACCGCAAGTTCCGAAGATCAACCTGAAGAACTCACGGGACTCGATACAACTATTGACTGGAAAAATACCGGTGATAATTCGTATGACGGGGAAAAATTAAAGTTACTAGTACACGATGAGAGTGGTAAATGGGAGAGACCAGATAATATATTAAATAACTGGAGAGTAACTAAAACCACATTACGATTAGGTAGCAGGATTATAGGTAAATGTATGATGGGTTCAACTTGTAACGCGTTGGACAAAGGAGGCGATAATTTTAAAAAACTATATTATAATTCAGATGTTACCAAACGAAATAGAAATGGCCAAACTAATTCGGGTCTTTATTCTTTCTTTATACCAATGGAGTGGAATTATGAAGGTTTCATTGATGAATATGGAATACCTGTTTTTGAAAATCCAGAGAAAGAAGCAATTGGTCCGTATGGCGATGTCATTGACACAGGTGTTATTGAGCACTGGCAAAACGAAGCTGAAGGGCTTAAAAACGACCAAGATGGCTTAAATGAGTTTTATCGTCAGTTTCCAAGAACTGAAGAACACGCGTTTAGAGATGAAACTAAAAATAGTATATTTAATCTAGTAAAGCTATACGAGCAAATAGATTATAACGAAGAGCTTTATAACTCGTCAGTAATTACAAGAGGTAATTTCCAGTGGGTTAATGGCGTTAAAGACACAAATGTAATATTTTATCCAGATAAAGGAGGTAGATTTTATGTTTCATGGGTACCACCAATGCACATGCAAAATAAAATAGTTACAAAAAATGGAGTAAAATACCCTGGTAATGATCATGTTGGAGCGTTTGGATGTGATAGTTATGATATATCAGGTACTGTTGATGGTAAAGGATCAAAAGGTTCTTTACATGGTTTAACAAAGTTTAGCATGGATGAAGCTCCTGCTAATCATTTTTTCTTAGAATATGTAGCAAGACCAGCAACCGCTGAAATATTCTTTGAAGATGTTCTCATGGCATTAGTATTTTATGGCATGCCACTACTTGCTGAAAACAATAAACCACGGTTGTTATATTACTTAAGAAGACGTGGTTATAGAGGTTACTCAATGAACAGACCTGATAAAGTTTGGAACAAGCTATCAGTAACTGAAAAAGAAATTGGTGGTATACCAAACACTAGCGAAGATATTAAACAAGCACACGCGGCTGCTATTGAAATGTACATACAAGAGCATGTTGGAGAAAAGGGCGATGGTAGCTATGGTGATATGTATTTTAATAGAACGTTAAATGATTGGTCTAAGTTTGATATAAATAAAAGAACAAAGTTTGATGCTACTATAAGTTCAGGCTTGGCAATTATGGCTTGTAATAGACATTTGTATACGCCAAATGCCGACAAAGAAAGAAGTAAAGTAAATATAAGTTTTGCAAGGTATTCAAACGCTGGAGCAAGATCACAAATAATTAAATAAATATGTCCGAAAAAGCAATAAAAGGTTATTTTCCAAGTCAGGTAGTTAGCGACCTAGAAAAAGCTAGTTATGATTATGGTTTAAAAGTAGCTAAAGCTATTGAATACGAGTGGTTTGGTAAAGACACTGGTTTAAATAGATTCAAGACTAATCAAGCATCATTTCATAAGTTAAGGTTATACGCAAGAGGAGAACAGAGTATACAAAAATACAAAGATGAATTATCTATTAACGGTGATTTATCATATCTTAATTTAGACTGGAAACCAGTACCTATTATTCCAAAGTTTGTTGATATAGTTGTAAATGGTATTGCTGAAAGAACATATGACATAAAAGCATATTCTCAAGATCCATACGGCGTTTCAAAGAGAACGGAATATATGCAGTCTATAATACGTGACATGAAGACCCAAGATCTTAATAATTTCGTTGAAGATGCTTTTGGTATTAATATGTTTGAAAATGATCCTGATAGTTTACCAGGTGATTCTGACGAGTTAGCATTACACATGCAGCTAAACTACAAGCAATCAGTTGAATTAGCAGAAGAGCAAGCAATAAATGTATTATTAGAGGGAAATAAATATGAACTAACAAAGAAAAGATTATATTATGATTTAACTGTTTTGGGTATTGCATCAGTTAAAAATTACTTTACAACATCAGAAGGTGTTAAGATTGAATATGTTGATCCAGCTAATTTAGTTTACTCATACACTGAATCACCTTATTTTGATGATATATATTATGTTGGTGAAGTAAAAAATATTCCTATAAATGAACTAAAGAAAGAGTTTCCTGAATTAACAGATAGTGAGCTAGAAGAAATACAACAACAAGGTATTTATAACGATGGTTATTCTAATAGATCATCATATGAAAGAACACATTTAGACAAAAATATTATACAGGTTTTATATTTTAATTACAAGACTTACGCTAATGAGGTTTACAAAGTAAAAGAAACATCTACAGGCGCCACTAAAATGTTGCAAAAAGATGATTCATTTAACGTGCCTCAAGGTGAAAATAGATTTGCTAGAGTATCAAACGCATTAGAAGTATTATATGAAGGCGCTTTAGTATTAGGTAGTAAAAAATTATTAAAGTGGAACTTAGCTAAAAATATGGTAAGACCTAAGAGTGATTATACTAAAGTTAAAATGAACTATAGTATTGTTGCTCCAAGGATGTATAAAGGTAAAATTGAATCACTGGTAAGTAGAATAACAGGTTTTGCTGACACCATACAATTAACTCATTTAAAATTACAGCAAGTAATGTCACGTATGGTACCTGATGGTGTTTACTTAGATGCTGATGGTTTAGCTGAAGTTGATTTAGGTAACGGCACAAACTATAATCCACAAGAAGCATTAAACATGTTCTTTCAAACTGGTAGTGTTATTGGAAGATCTTTAACGTCAGAAGGTGATATGAACCCTGGTAAAGTTCCTATACAGGAAATATCAAGTGGTAGTGGTGGAGCTAAGTTACAGAGCTTAATTGGTACATACAATTATTATTTACAAATGATAAGAGATGTAACTGGATTAAATGAAGCAAGAGATGGCAGTGCTCCAGATAAAAATGCTTTAGTAGGCGTTCAAAAGCTTGCAGCTGCTAATAGTAATACAGCAACAAGGCATATACTGCAAAGTGGTTTATTCTTAACATCAGAACTAGCTGAGTCATTATCACTTAGAATATCTGATATAATAGAATACGCGCCAACAAAAGACGCGTTTATACAAGCTATAGGCGCTCACAACGTTGCTACACTTGAAGAAATGCAAAACTTACACTTATATGATTTTGGCATATTTATTGAGTTAGCACCAGATGAAGAAGAAAAACAATTACTTGAAAATAATATACAAGTTGCTATAGCGCAAAAGAATATTGAACTTGAAGATGCTATAGATGTTAGAGAAATTAAGAACTTAAAACTTGCAAACCAGTTATTAAAAGTAAGACGTAAAAAGAAAATTGAAAGGGATCAGATGATACAGCAACAAAACATACAGGCTCAAGCACAAGCTAATGCTCAAGCTCAACAAGTTGCTGCACAAGCTGAAGTCCAAAAACAACAAGCGCTAACACAAAGTAAAGTACAACTAGAACAAGCTAAAGCTCAACTAGATACACAAAAACTACAAAGTGAAGCTATGTTGAAAAAAGAATTAATGAACCACGAGTTTCAAATTAACATGAGATTAAGAGAAATGGAAGTGGAAGCATTAAAACAAAAAGATTCTAATAAGGAAGATAGAAAAGATGAACGTACTAGAATACAAGCATCACAACAATCTGAATTAATAGATCAAAGAAAAACTGGCAAACCACCTAAAAAATTTGAGTCTACAAGTAATGATATACTTAGTGGCGATTTTGATTTAGGCATGTTTGAGCCTAGATGATTTGTTTAATTTT